GCTTGCCAAAAAGGCATCTCGCACAGTTGTTTGCTCTATAACATAAGGAGTAAAAATCTCGGGGATGATTACATCTGAGCGAACAGTCGCCACAGTGAATCCTCAAAATCGGTTTACGGAGTAGGGCACGACCCTATGACTAAGCACGACTTAGCCTTATATCCGACATACTAGCGTTTTGCTGCGATTTCTCTCAACTTTGCCCATGTATCTCGGCCATATTTATTATAAATATCTTTTTGCTCGGATAAGTTTTGAGTTTCACTTAGAAACGGTTTAAGCATTTCTTGAGAAAATTCACCCGAAGTTGATTTAGCAATTGGAGCTCCACTGCCGACTGCTTTTGCTTGCTTTAACTGAAAAGCCGGAAGTTTTTCTCTAGCCCAATCGGCTATAGGAGTTCTTTCATAACCATTGACAACGACTGGAGTTCCACCTTCACCGAGTTCTATTTGCTCCGAAGTTAAATAATTTTTCAAAACTAAATTCGGATCATGGACAAGTTCAGAAAGAGCCGAAACAGCAGGAGAAACAAGCTCTAATTCTCGAACTTTTGCTTGTAACTCAGCGATTTTATTATCTTTTTCTGATGTCTTTTCTCGATATTGTTGCTCAAGTTTATCTTTTGCCTCGGAGTATTTACCTTGGACTTCTAAATCTTTTTGTTCGCGATTGTGCTTAAAGTCGATCAACTCTTGCACATTTACATCATCTGGAACCGTTTTAATTTTTTCACCAAGAGTCTTGTATTCCTTGAGCAAATCGGCATTTTTTTTCCTCATCCGTTCTACTTCTGCCTTTAAACTATCGACTTCGGCATTGCTATTTGTTTCAGGCTCCACTGGAACCTTTTGATCTTCAGACATAAAGTTCGACCCACGAGGTCATTAACGCGATTTTAGTTTACTACTTTTCTTAGTCTTTGACTTCGGTTTTTTCTTGGGATAACCCGACTTTGACATTGCAATGGCAGCCGCTTGACTTCTACTGTATCCCTCGCGCATTAATTTTTGAATGTTTTGAGAAATAATCGGTCTGGATTTACCCGACTTAAGGGGAGCCATATCTCGATCTTAATTGTTCTAATGTTATCTCAGAACCGTCTTTACTAACAAACTTGGCGATTGCATTTCTACCTTTTTGACCAACAGGGTCGTCTTTAGCTAATCGGTCAAAGTATGCAGTTCGGCCTACTCCTAACACTTCTTCCTGAACAAACTTCGGCTGTTGATACAACCATTCTCCATAACTCATATCGGCAGGAACTTGACCAGCTAGTCCAGTCTTAGGATCGCGCTTGGTTGCTCTTTCACCATCTTCAGGCGGATCAAAATCAAAACCTTGAGCTCTTAAACCGTCATAATCAATGATGCCAACAATCGTTGAACGACAATTAAAATGTTGTGGTGGCATCGGCCCTTTTCCATACTCAAAAATTCGGTCATCTAGTGCTGCACAAATAGCCGAAGTTCTTGTGTCTAAAGTCGCCACCCATTGATATTTGCTGCTCACATCTTGGTTGCTTTCATATACGGCCATACTTGCTTTATTCGCGACTTGATTAACACTGGTTCGGACTAAAGTTAATATTTGATGGTCAGCTACGGCTGTAAGTTCTCCACCAGCCGCTTTTATCTGAGCAGGAGTGCCGATAAAATCAAAGTCCAATCTGCCGATCATTCTTCTTGCAATACTCTGAGTTGACTCGCCTGTTAATAATCCAGTTCTTACTAATTGGCCGAACATATCAGATTGATTTTCGGCAATACCTCTAAATGATTTCCTTAAAGTTCGACCATTAGGCAGTGTTATTGGTACACCTTCGGCTGAAGCTAAGTTAAATGTCTGCCTTGAGCCGTAAGCTGCTTCAAATAAATCGTCTTCTAAGACAACAACATTGATTTCAGTCGGATCTATGTTTACTACATTCCTGCCAAAAGTCGGCCCTATTTCTACAGTATTGACCATTGATTGTGCGCCTTTAGGTAATACTTTTCTTAATTGTTCGACTACAAAATCTGATTGCAATTCGGCTAAACCTTGTAACTCTTTACTCGCCAATATTGAATTTCTTTCGGCCCATGTATCTAAACTTTCTTTTAATTGTGCGAGTATTGACCTAAGTCTTGCCGCTTTATAAGTTTCTGACTGTCCTCCGATAATTTTTAAATCATTAACAGCTTGAACGATTATGTTGTTGTATTCAACAACTATTTGCCGAGATACTTGGTTGCTATATCGATTTAAGTCAATTGCATTCCGATATAGTTCAGATGGAATACCCACTTATTATTTTCCCTTTAATCGTCTTGTCTTTGGAATTTTGGTGGAGCCGATCATAGGGCCATCATTAAGTCGAGATTCTTTTAATACTTTATCCATAGATCTATAATATCTCGCGTCTGATTGAGCAAGTTTTCTTAAATTACCTCGAAGAACATCTGATAATTTTGTATTTGGATCGGCCTTAAAATTACTAGATTTTGCTTGTGCTTTTATTTTGTCGCCAGTTTTTCTTAAATTAGTTCTTGTTACCCGAGATCCAACTACATCTCCACCCAAGCTATAAAGCCGATCTTGTTCTTTACTATGTAATTGCCGCATTCCTTTTCTCAATTTTTTAGTCATTTCACCGCCTTTTTGTTCTTTATATTTCGGCCCTTGCCCTGTAGAAATAGTTCCTGTAACTCGCGGCCCTTTTATAGACCGAGTTAAACCACTACTAGATCGGCCTCCAGTTGTAAAACGTCCTGTCTTTGGATCGCGATAAGGATTCATGCTGCCTCTTTAGTCGGCTCATTTTTATTTGCAGCAGGAGTCGGCTGATCCATTGCAATTAGCCCAGAAACTTGAGTCGATTCTAATTCTTCTTCTACATCAAATTCATCGCCCAAAACTTCACCTTCATGTAACTGTTTCAATAATGTTTCTTGAGAAATCGTCCCTGCTGTATATAACTGTAAAAGACTGCCGATTTCATTTGGTTCGAGTCGCGCTCCAACAAAGTCGCGATTAACAAAGCTAGTTCCTGTCTCAGGAATATTCAAATACTCGGCATGAAAAGTCAAACAATTGTCGATTAAATCTTGCATCTGTTGTGCGATCACCATCATTGTCGAGTCTCCTTGTGATCGGTCTATCTTTTTTGACTCTGCTGTTTCTGCGGATAACTTTTGTCCTAATACAGCCGACAATCCCAATTCATTTATTTGCTTCGCGAGTTGATCTAATCTTTTGAATTGTGCGTCATAACTTTTACCTTGTGGCTCAATATATTCGGCGCGGCCTTCAGGAGGAAAACTTATTGCTTCACCCGGCCCTGCTGACACTTCTTCAGCCGCATTAGGAAAACCATAAAAGGCAAGCATTGGAACGGCTGAGATATGCAATTGATTATCTAAATCCGACTGAACTTGATAAGATTTTAGATTTAATTCACCAATATCTTCCAATGGAGGCCGAGATTCCATGACATTAACTCGGTTTGAATAGGCAACAGAAAACGGTATATTTTCAAGACTTGTGCGACCTTCATCTATAACTTCAAAGTCGGAAGTTTGCTTACTTTTCTGATATATCTGAAATTCTCCGGGTTTTAAAACTCGGACTTGTTGTACTTCTTCTTCACCATAATCGCCTTCAGGCTTCATTACTTTTTCAAGAAGCCGAAGTTGAGTCAGCTTTTGTTGGCCGTCTACTATCTCAGATCTCCATCCTAAAATCTCGCGAGGAGTATAAGTTGTCCAATAAGGTCGACCTTCACCATCAGCAGCCGCGTCTACTAAAACACCAATATGGCCGTATCTCACCATCTTTCTTGCTACTTCATACGCCCAAACATTCATATCATTGCCTTGTAAGTCGACATCAAAAAGCTGTTCACTGACTACATCCGAGACATCATTCAATCTAATCGGCTTACGGATTAACATTCCTGCCAACATCCGTTCTAGCCTTTGGTAATAAGGTGGACATACGGATCTTGCAAGCCGATTGTCGTATGACTCATCTAATTCGCGAGGTTCTTGAGGAAGATATTTTCTATGTCGCCGTCTCATTTCATAAGTTCCACCGACTAAATCTTCAATCAAAACCCAGTGCGGCTCCTGATTCATCCATGCCGTATTTGGATCATTAACACGAGAAACTCTCGCGATTTTTCTCCTATTTAAATGATTGAAGCCGCTATACACAATTAAAACCTCGATTTATTGAAATAGTTTAAGCCGTTCATCTCTAACCTCGGTAACCTTCTTGCAATAAAAGATGCTCATACGTTTTTTGAGCCAAAGTTCTTTTTCCGGGAATCGTCATTCCTTTCATCCGAATATCGCGTTTTATTTCACTTCTTTGTGCTGCTGTTAATTTTTTCCCGTAATCTGAAGATTTTGCATTAGCTAAAGCCGACTTTACTACTGTAACCGACTTACTTCTAGCTTTATTAGTTGCTCCACTTCTTAACTTCGACCCACCTGTATTTCTTGAAGCTTGTGCCGCTTTTGTTTTAGCTATTCCTTGATTTACTTTCGTTCTTTGAGATCTTATTTGATCGGCTGCGACTTTCCTTGCCTTGTGCATTCCCGAATCTTTAGGCATAGTCAAACCGACTCTTTTAGCCTTTTGTCTTAATTCGGTTCTAGCTGCTCTTTTCCCAGAACCACCACCTTTTCCTCCTCCTCCAGCAGTAGTAAATCGGCCTGATTTGGGGTCGTGATACGGATTCATTTCACTTAAAAGTCGGCATTTTAATACAGTCTAACGCCTGTTCCTCTTCCAGCCCGACTATGCAATG